GTGCTATTTCTACGGCAAAAATTGCAGACGATGCAGTAACCAAGGCAAAAATTGCAGCAGACGTAGCCGGTAACGGATTGGGACAAGATGGAACAGGAGCTCTAGAAGTATCTGTAGGGGATGGTTTACAAATCCTTAGTGATGCTGTAGTAGTAAATAATGGGGCTGCTTTGGACTTCGCAGCAGGAGTATTAGACGTACAAGTAGACGATAGTACAATCGAAGTCGATGGGGTAGGAAATACCCTTAAAGTAAAAGACTTGGGTATTAGTTCTGCTAAAATTCAAAGTGCAGCTATTTCTACTGTAAAAATTGCAGATGATGCAGTAACAGCAGCAAAAGTAGGTTTTCAAGCATACCAAGAACTTAGTACAATTTCTGGTTCTCTTACTTCTGTAATTGACTTGGCTAGAGAAGTAGATTCTGCTTTCTCTAATGGTATCATGGTCTTTAAGAATGGTTTGGCTATGTTGAACCAGACAGCCCTTGGTGGTTCTGCTGCTAATAGCGACGAATTTACGGTATCTGTAGTATCTTCTGTTACTCGTTTATCTTTCGGTGCAAATTTGGCAGATGGGGATAGCATTTTAGTAGTATACATGACATAATATATTACTCCTTTAGTTAGATAGGTTAAATAAGTTAAAGACCAGTTATTACAGCTGGTCTTTTTTTATTTTCCAAAGTAGTAAAATTTATTTTCCCAAATAGGAAAATTATTGGTCTTCGTCTGTAATGGGATTCTTAGATATCCATACTGCATCTTCTGTATCTTGTTCTTCCAGCTCCTCAGATGCATGTATCATCCTAGCCCAAGTATCTTTAATTATATCTACATATACTTCTGGACTTGTCCCAGAATTATTAGCAGATAAAACAGAGATAAAAATAGACATACGCATAATGGCTTCTGGGTCTATATCTTGTTCTTCGAGTTCATAGGCTTTGTATAAAAGTTCTTTACATTTTTCAATTGTATAAGGGTCGAAGTCTGGACGCATGATAATTTCCCCAAAAGGTTTATAAATGTAACTATGTATTATGCTATAAATAAGTTATAACACTTTTAATATGACTTGTTTGTATATTTATGTATGGTCGCACCAGTAAACAGCAGAAAACGTAAAGAAGACAGCAGGACAACCAATTAAAATATAATTCACAAATAACCATAGAGGTAAACATGGGTAAAGGTATATCGTTTGGACAAAATGACACAAATTTTCAAAAATTAGAGGGTGACCTAAGATTAGAAGCTATGATTAGTCAAGAGATTAATTTACTTCTTCGAGATGTACAAAATCTTCGCAATAGTCAATATATTTCTTATGCTGGTTCTATTAACGGATTAGGTTCTGATACCATCCGAGTACGTAAGGCTGGATTAGATGGTTATGACCTTTTCGAAACCCCAACAAATGAAGCAGATGCAGCATCTACCCAAGATTTTACAGATGCACATGTAGATATTGCTGTAGCTAGATTGGCTCTTATGTACAAGATGACAGACTTGGCATCTATGACAGGTTTCGGGGGTGCAGATATTGACCCGTTTAGACTAGCCCAGTCTATGGCTGGAAGTTATGAAGCATCTTTCGCAGATAAAACAGCAGATGCTATCGACGACTTTCAAAATACTGTAGGTTCTGCATCTACCCAAATGTCTGTAGACGATTTCTTTTCTGCTATCTTCCAATTGGAAAAAGCAGCATCTAATAAGGGTGCTTTGGCTCCTTTCGCTGCTATTTTACATCCAGTAGCACTAACAGAACTACAAGACTCTTTACGTAATGAAACAGGTAACGCAATTAGTTACATGGCTGCTACGCAAGACATGTTAATGGCTAAAGGTCCTGGATTCGTAGGTAATCTTTTGGGGGTAGACGTTTATAAATCAAGTTATGTAAACGATGCTGGGGGGGCTTATAAGTCTGCTATGTTTGGTGTCGGTGCTTTGGCTTATGCAGATGGTGTACCTGCTTCTCTTCCTGGGGCTTCTGAATTAATGCAGATGGGTAAAGTACTGGTAGAAATGGAACGAACAGGGGCGCAGGCTCTTACTTCTATTATCGGACATGCTTACCTTGGTTTGGCTGTAATTGATGATGATAGAGGCGTAATTATCAATTCAACCACATAATAAAAACATTTATGTTCTGTTGGGGGGCTGGCTTAGTCGGTTCCCCAGACCCCCCTAGCAGTTTTTTTTGCAGGGACCGACTAACACTTATAAAAAAGGATACCGACAATGGATTACGAACAATATGCCCAACCATGGCAGCAAACAGCACAGCAGCAGGTAACACTACCGACGAGAGCTAATAATAGATTTTTTTACAAACATCATCCTAAAAATTGGGAGCTTGTATATTTTGATGCAGCAGAAAATATAGGAAAAACGACAAAGACAGTAAAAAAACCTATTTGGTTACCAGAACTACATGTACATCACGAAACCCCAGGGGTAAATGGTACTAGAGGTTATACAGCTAACCCAGATTCTGGACTAACCAGAACTAGAATTATAGACAAGGGATGGACGATAATAAACCCAAATACACATGACTATTTACGTAAATATCCTGCTAGAAAAGGCTCTTTTTGGGCAGATAAATTTACCAGATTGGAAAACATTGGCGGGGAACTGGTCAGAACTTACGACCATGTAAGTTTTGCAAATTGGCGACTAAAATTAATGCAAGATAAAGTAATACCATTCCCACATAAAACATTTATACAAAGAAAAATGATGGATGTACAAAGACGTATAGAAAGACATACACGTAACCAGCATATTCCAGAAATAGCAGCGAAGTTAAAGGGCTTACAAGATTTACATAACGATATGAAGAAAGCATTACAGGACTTAGAAACAAATAAGGACAAACATTATGAGTTATGATAACGATAAAAAAGCCTTCGATAGAACAGCTAAACGTATAATGGATTCTGCTAGACAATCTGGTAAGGACATGTCTTTTAGAGAAGCCCAAAGTAATTTAAGAAACCATCTAAATAAAGCAAACCATAAAAAATAATGTATAATCTTTACAGATAAAACATTTTATATAAACAAATAGCCAGTATTTTTACAATAAACCAAAAGGGGGTTAGTATGGCATCAGATTATAATTCAGCACAAGCTTTTAAGGTCGCTAGACATTTTGAGTTTAAGAATGGTATCAATATCGAAACCATTACAGCAGATAAAAACCTATCTTATAAAGATAGTCAGTATCAAATTATTACAAATAATAAGGGTTCTTCTGCTACAATAAAAGTACCTGCTATTCGTAATGGTGCTTTATTCTGGTTCAAAAATTCTGCTTCTTCTGGTCATGCTTTTGTTATTCAAGATGCAGACGGTAACCCTATAATCGGTGGGGCTGGACTAGCAGCAGGTAAAGCAGCATGCGTAGTTTGCGATGGTTCTAATTGGGCTGTTCTTTTTGAACAAGCATAATAGGTATTTTTAGATGTCTTCTGATACCCCATATTCTGCACGAGTACGAGTTACAGAACTACTAGAACGAGGTAAAGCCCAAAGTACTTTACTAGAAGTCTATAGGGATGGTTCCCAAGTCGTACCTTCTTCTGCTACATATTCGATATTACGACCTAATGACGAATACATAGTAGAGGATGGTCCTTGTACAATATTGGGAGATGGGACTATACAATATTCTCATACCCCATCCCAGTTATCTTCTTCTTTGATTCTGGGAGAAGGATACGTACAAGAATATAAGGTTACCATATCTGGAGCTGTATTTTTATTTAGACGTATGGCAGCAGTAGTATTAAGAAGATTATACCCTGTAATCTCAGATGCAGATTTAGAAGAGGTTTATACCGATTTATCTAGTTTGTTACCATCTGCTATTACGAGTTACCAGCAGTATATAGACTCTGCATGGTATACCATACTTCGAAGATTACGTACTGTAGGGGCTGGGTATGAATATCTAGTAACCAGCCCAGAAGCCTTCGCAGAAGCCCATAGACATCTAAGTTTATATCTTATTT